ATGCCAGCAGTAGTCACACTGGTCCAGAAGGGCAGATCACCAACGGTGGTGTCGCTCAGACCCTGAGCAAACAGGGAGCTGGTAGCCGAAACAATCGAGCTAGCAGCAGCCAGACCGTTTGCTTGAGTTGCAGGAACACCAAAAGGAGCACCAGCATTGTTAGGACCCAGCAGCAGACCTTCGCCAGTGGTACCGCCAATAGCAGCAGTCACAGGGGAGGCAGGGAAGCTGGGCTCACCACCGGCAGGAATATCTTGGCCAATCGCAATCGAAGCGCCATAGATATAAGCAGGACGGTCAGCGCTAGCCTGCACAACAAGGGAAGTGCGGTTGTCGCGGACCCGATCATCAGGACGACGATCAGGAGAAGGAACAGTGATATCAAAGCTCTTGTAGTTAGCTTTGTCTGCGGCAAGGTTATCAATCTTGACGTAGCCAATCAGCTCAAAAGCTTCGACGCCAGGCCAGCCAAAAACACCTTCGGTGTTATAGGAGGAAAGGCGGTTGATTTGGTTACCGGGATACAGAATAGAGCCCGCTTCTTCTTTGTAAAAAGCCATTGTTAATTACCTCCTTCCTCAAACGATGGTGAAAGCAGTGGTAACAAAGTCCTTGTTCAGGTTGGCAAAGCCAGCGTACAGCTGCCAAATCAGAATGATAAAGCGGCTGAAGTCATCATTGTTATTGATGAGGACCTGAGCATTAGGACCGCCAATGCCAACACCCACTGCCTGAGGACCGAAGAACAGAGCAGGAGGAGTGTCGTGGGAAACAGCGCCAGCACCGTCGCCAATGTCAACGGTAATGGTCTTAGACGGGAAGTTGGTGGACTCGAAGAACCGCACACCTTCAAACACAAAGCCAGAAGGCATGGTCGGCTCACCGCCAACAAACTGGGCTTGACCGTACTGACCACCGCCATAGATGGCAGCGTTGGGGTTCATGCCGCTCATCAGTGGGTTGCCAGGGGCAAAACCAGGATAACGAGCAACCTCACGGAAGCCTTGATCAGCACGCAGATCCTTCATGAAGGAGGGATCAGCGATACAACGGTAGTAGCCGTCAGCAAAGACAGGAACGTTACGCTTACGCAGGCTCTTCACCACGTTAAGAAGGTCGTTCTTAACATTGAACTGATAACGCTCAGAAGCGTACTCAGTAGCGGTGTAAGCAGTCAGCGTGGTGGCGCCGGTCTTAGCTTTGTTGTTGGGGTAGTAGTAGCCACCCTGGGAATCAGAAGACTGACCACGGGACTCGGACTTGAACATCTCGTCCAAGAACACACGGTCGCGCCAACGACGATAGTCGTCGAGCAGAGTCAGCGAACCGATGGACTGGTGGAACATGTTAAGGTTCCCGGTGTCCAGCAGCAGACGCTGAGCAGTCATCAGGGTTTCACGAGCAATCTTGAAGGTGCTCGGGAGGTTTGCATTATTCGGGTCAGCAGGACCGGTGTACTCACGCAGAGACACCAGCACTTTGTCCTTGACGATGGACCGGCTGTTTGCAGTACCGATGGTTTGATCCTGGGTACGCTCACGGTTGGTTTTGGTGCCAGGGTTACCCCAGAAGCGGTAACGATCTAACTGGACAGTCTGACCGGGTTGTTTAGTAAAGTCGTGGACAACAACTGGCTCGCAGGCCATCTCCACGATATAAGCCGGATGGGGACGGTAAAGTTCCGCGCCCAACAGCTTAGGAAAATCGTTATCAATAAACATGTTGGTTCTTCAGCGTAGGTTTAGCTGATACCGGAGATCGAGAAGATCCCTACATAATGACAGATGCCATTAAAAGATCTGGGAACTTCCGTCCCATTGATAAAATTATAGCAAAACTTATCTATTAAGGTTATTAATTTTACTAGATGGTATCGACAAACGATCTCAGAAAGCGTCCTGCAGCAAGTCCGCCGAGTGCAGTAACAGCTGGAGCTGCAACGTAGGATGCAACTTGATATAACCCAGGTGCAGAAGAAACTGGATAGCCTGCTTGATTCAAAAGTTTAGTTCCACGGCGACTTGCTTCTGCTTCTGCTGCAATACGCCCACTATTGTTTAAGTAGTTAATGCCAAGAGCAAGAGAAGTTGCACGACGAGCAGAAGGAACCAAGGCCCCAACACCGACCGTAGCAAGCCCAACAACATTTGGATTTAAACCTGAATACGCTTTTTCTTGTGCAAAACGGAAGATATCATTTCCTTTGCCAATAGATTGATGACCAAGTTCATGGCCAAGCGTAAACTTACTGGCAGAAGGATAGTTTAAAGAAATGTTATCTCCCTGTGAATAACTTACGCCAGAAGGTAACATGTTTGCTGTTACATTCGGTGCAGGTTGTCCAGTTGTTTTTGTATATTGATTTAAAATATTTTCACCGGCAGGATATGTAAAAGCACTTCCGGTTTCTTGATAACCTTTTTTACGATACTTATCAGCAGCAGAACGGCCTAAAGCATAAGCTCCAACGGCACCTGCTGTTGCCGCTGCTCCTTGTAAGAAGTTATTAACTGCAGGATTCACAGTTCTCAAAAAGGAATACCTGGACGATTAACACCGCTATACGGAATACTCGGAACTGGTCCCATCCGTTCAAAAGGGTTTACCTCTTGCGGTTGCATTGTAATTACTTCACTAGTAATCTCTGGCCTAATGAAATTAGCAAGAAATTGTTTTGACTTAGTTTTTTGATCCATTGTTTGTCAACTTCACATCATTTGTTGGTTGTTAACGGGATTACCTCCCATTGCAGTTAAAATTGCATTTGGCGCATAACGTTGAGCAACTTGTGCTTGTTTCATATTGCCGACGTTGCCAATATTCATTTGGCCGAGAGGTGAACCAAAACCATTTAAACTGATATAACCTGTCTGCAAATCATTTGGCATTGGTGTAGAACCAATAGTACCCACATCTTGACGACGTGCCATTGGATCTTGGGCGTAATAATTAGCAAGGGCATTCATGCCAGCAGTTGCTCCCATGCCTCCAACAAAAGCACCACCTAAACCAGCAGCAGCTCCTGCATAACCAAGAATACGCGAACCAGTTAAATTACTATAACTAGGTAAGGTATTTGCTTTAAATGCTGCAGTTTTAGCAGCACCAGATTGAATTGCTCTGCCTGCAGCTTTCATCCCCATGTTTTCTAATCCGGTAGCAAGGGGAGTTGCGGCTGCAGTAATACCACGAGAAACTGACCCGCCTAATTGACTAGCGCCACCTTGGATACCTTGTGGGACAACTCCAGCTGCTGCATCAATAAAGGTTTTAACTTTAGCACCAACGTTGGACATATTAAGTACAAATAAAAAAGGGGCAGTACTCACTACCCCTTATTCTACATTTAATTGTTTTTAATAATCAATCCATCACCAATAGCTTCTCACGGAAGACGTTCGGATTGCGCTGTGCTGCGGAAAGATAACGCCAGGCATTAGCTGGGTCACGTTCTGCAACGCTACCAAAGTTATTCCAGAAGCTCTGGCCATCAACGGTATTCTCTGGATGGGGAGGAACCGGGAGAGAAGGACGCTCTAAATAGTTGCTGTTGTCGTAAGCAGCTTCATAGGTGGTGTCATAACCACCGTCGTAGTAGTTGCTGTCATAGTTACCATCATAGTAATTAGGATCGTAACCAGAGTTGTAGCTATTTTCATAACCGTAGTCATAACTATAGTCATAATCACTGTTATAAAAATCTGGATTATTAGAGTTGTAATAATCGTCGTAGTAATAAGTACCGTCTAGATCGTAATAGCCAGTTGGATCATAGTAATAGCCCTCATTGTCATAGAAACCACCGTCATCAGTTTCTTGCTGAACTGGATAAGGACCATTAGGACCAAAGAACTCACAGGTATAGTCAGCCAGAATATCTGGATCTGTGAGGATTGCTTCATAAGCACGGTGCTCTTGAGCAAGCTCTTGAAGCAAACCAACAGATTCCTCCAGCTGAGAATAACGAGTCAGCAGTGCATCTTCTAAATTGCAAGAATATTCGTTAAGAACAGCAGGTGCATCAGCACCGAAGTAATCAATAACTTCAAGACTTGCTGGACTTACTCCGTTTGCCAGTAGTTGTTGTGTTGTTATTTCCTGTGATGTTGGGGAATAACTGGGCGAGTAACCCGGGCTGGACGGATAAATC